GCGTATCTGGTTGGTGCCTGGCGTGCCAGGGTCCGCGCCCAGCTCGTCGTACTGCGAATAGCCATCGTGCTCGTCATTCGTGAGCACGCCTGAGCCATCAGCGGTGGTGTGGTTGTGCAGTTGGTCATGGTGCTGATTGGCCGTGACGGTGGCCAGGTCGCTGTGCGCAAACGTCGTCCAGGCCAGCCCGGTGGTCTCGCCACTATCAGCCACCAGGAGCTGCCCATCCGTCCCGACGGGCAGATTGTCGGCGCTGTTGGAGGCCAACCCGACCGCTAAGTCCCCTTTCGCGCCCCACAGCAGGTCACTCCCGACGACGCTGCCGGCGGCCACCTTGCCAAACCCCAGCAGGCGCCAACGCAAGCTCGTCCCGTCGTAGACCACCAGCGCCGACGTATCCGGCGCGAGCGCGAGGTCGCCGTCGAACGCGAAGCGGCTGGCGGCCACACTGCCGGTGTCCTCGTCCTGGAGCGTGATGGTTTGCGCCCCCACGTTGTGCAGCATGAGCAGCCGCCCGGCGGCGCCACCCGCGATGCCCGTAATGGAGTGCGGTGCGTCTGCATCCAGGCGCAGGACGGTGGCGGTGTCTATGCCGGTGGGCGCGTAGTCGTTGACGTCTGCCGTGAGCTGTGCCGGCGTCAGGTCACCACTCAGGGCCACCGGCCCGGCGCTGACTTCCAATGCCGCTGGCGCCAGGGTGTCACTGTCGCCGGCGCCCGAGTGGTCATGCTGCCGCGCATGGTGGGCATCCGGGATGGCGCCGCCGCTGCCGTGGAAGTGGACGTGGTCCCTACGGGCAGGGACGGTATCGTCACCTGGCGCGGCGGCGCTGCCGGACACGTCGGCCGGGTCGGCGCCATCGTCAAAGCTGGCCTCGCTGTCGGCCCAGATGAGGCCGGTGCTCTCGCCACTATCGGCCTTGAGCACTTGCCCATCCGTGCCCACCGGCAGCCGTGCCGCGGTGTTGGGGCCGGTGCCCGCCGCCAGGTCGCCGGGGGCATCCCACAGCTCATCAGTGCCCACCGCCGGGGAGGGCACCACCAGATCGACGACCGGGCGGTCGGGGTCCGTATCGTCGATCGCGAACGCATCGGAGAAGTCCAGCTCGCTGGCGTTGGCCAGCAGGGTGCCCTCGCTGTAGACGCCCAGCAATCCGGCCAGGCTGGTGGGCGTGACAAAGGTGGACACCTCGTGCGACGTGTCATGCGAGGCCAGCGGCGAGCCGTCCACGGCGCGCTGGAGGATGGGCCACGGCCGCGTCTCGAACGAGACCAGCACGTACTCCAGGCTGGCGCTGACTTGCGGGTTGCCCACCCGCAGCGTGCCCTGCGTCTCACTGCCCAGCGCCGGGAAGCCGACGTAGGACAGCGGCGTGAGCGTTTGGCCTGGGTCGTTGGAGGCGTCCAGGGCCACGGCCAGCGTGGTGCGTACAAAGCGGGCGTTCGTCATTCGGAGCATGGCGGTAGGGCTCGCTCTCAGATTACGTGCGGCGCGCTTCGAGGTGCAGCTCCACCACGTCAACACTGGTGGCGCTGATCAGCCTGGCGTACAGGTAGCTGCCGCCCTCGAGCGAGGTGGTGGGCCACACGTTCAGGCAGTCGCCGGCGGCCTCACGTCCACTACTGAGCGTGGGTGCAGCGCCGGTACAGATCGAGGCGGCGCTGGCCATTGTGACACCCGGCGGCACCAGCTTCACGTCAAACTCGGCGCCGCCGGCCTGGCCTTCCGCCGGGATGGCGATGCGCCAGGCGTTGAGTACGCAGGGGAAGGGCAGCACCACGCCGCAGGGCAGGGACGCGCTGGCGTCGAGCGGCTGGGCCAACACCCCTGAGTCGAAGTGGAACACCGCCGTCACCAATCCGCGCGGGCGGCGGTGGTCCTCACTGTCGGTATGCAGCGCCACGGCGTCACGGGCAATGGCGCGCGCTTTTGCGTCGCGCAGCACCACGAGCTGGTCGGCCAGCGCCGCGGTGTCCTGGTCAACGGGCATCGCAGTCCTCTCCCAGAACTACCCGTTCCAACTGACCTCGCGTCCTTCCTGATAGATGGCCACTCCGTACTCGAATGGCTGCCAAGCGCCGTGCTCGATGGGCTGCTCATCCTCGCGTGGCACTCCCTTGTAGTCACCGCTGCGGTAGTGCGACAGCCATGAAGTGACAATCGCCGCGTCCGGGTTAAAGGCCACTTTTTCGCCCTCCCACAGCGGGCGCATGATCCACTCTTTGACTTGCCAATCCTCCAGCATTGGTGTCGCTATCCCCATCGAATACTGCTGCAACAATTCCAACCACCACAGACTGGGCACCAGGTAGTGGGCGGTCACAAAGTCAGACGATTGCCCGGACGGCCAATAGGTATAGCCCAGCGAGGTGGCCGGGTTCTCGCGCCGCACCTCGAAGTGACAGTGCGCCCACGACTGAAAGCCGCTGCGCCCACAGGTGCCCAGGATGGTGCCAGCCGGATACAGCAGGTCGCTCACCGGCAGCTGGATGGTGTCGCAGTGGGCGTAATGCAGAAACAGGCCGCTCTGCTCCAGCTCAATCCAGATATGGCTGCCATAGCCGCCGTAGACGCCCTCCCAGTGCTCCACGAAGCGCACGCGCCCCGCTTCGGGAAAGCGCAAGGGGAAGCCCAGGTCGTTATCCCCGCCGCCGCCCGCGTTGAGGTCCACTCCCGGATGGTAGGTCGGCTGGGCGTCCACGTAATCCAGGAAGGCGTAGCCGCCCTCGAGCGGGTTCATGGCGCTGATGCCGTCCATTGGCTGCCACAAGCCGGGGAACACTTCCATCAGGCGGCCCCCGCGGTGCTCGTCGAATAGGCGCCGCTGTGGTCGGCCCAGGAAGGCATCCCCCAGGCGAGTGCTCCCGGCCCATACTTAGCCTGCGGCCGCGCCACGCCGCCGCGGCCCACCAGCGCCGGCGCCCGTAGGCTCAACTGCTGCCGGAAACCCTCGGCACTCACGCTGCCCGAGACGGCGCGCAGCCACATGGATTGCGCTATTTCCAGACGATCAGGCGCGTACAGGTCGATACTCTGCGTCAGTTGGAAAAAGTCGTCGCGCGGCGTGGCAATCTCCGCGCTGAGCATCACCTGGCACTTGTCCTCAATCAACCAATTCGCCACTTCCTGACACGACAATCCTGCGCTGTGGTCGCCTTCCTCGGCCTGCTCCACCAGCGCCATCGTAGACGGCGCGTAGGTCACGAACGGGATACCGGGCGGCGGGTGCGGATGCGCACGGGTGGCAATCCACTTGACCGGGCCGCTGCCGGCGTCGAACCCGACCACCACTACCCGATTGGGTACCGTGTCGCCCTCGGTGTGACTGGCGCGGCAATTGTCCAACAGGTCACGCCCCTCGACCAGATGGACCGCGCTCTCCAGCGCAGGAACGGGGGCAATCTGCGCCCTGACGATGCGCAACCCCGAGCCATCCGGGGCCAGCTCCTCGACCAGGCGATAGCCCAGGCCGCAGCGGTCGCGCTCCTCCAAGAAGGCGAGGCCGCTCTGATTCCGTTTCCAGGTATTTGGATTGCGGCTGCCCTTGGCCGTATCCGCCGTTTGGGTGCCCAACAGGTGGTCAGTGCTGCCTATGAGCGCAGGGCTGTACTTCCCCGCGAGGCCGCTGGCATCCAGCACCGCCTGTACCTGGGCCTTGATGGTCATCCCGGCGAGGTCCATCCCTGGCACGTCCTCGTCGTCGGTGTCCTCCGCCACCAGCGGCGTGGCCGCCAGCGACAGCGGCCCCTGCGCCGTAATCTGGGTGCTGCGCGGTGCGAAGGCATAGGCCGGGAACTCAGTGATGTAGCCCGAAAAGCGGATGCCGGTGTGCTCGTCGCTGCCGCCGGCGGCGATGGTCAGCGTGGACCACTGATTGGCCCAACTGGGCATCCGTACCACGGTGACGCTGGCGGCGGCCACCCGTTTGTCGTACCCAACCGACCACTCGGCCGAAAGCACTCCGCTGACGACGGTGTTGTCTATTTTCACCTCTACGAATGGTCTGCGCGAGATGACCCGCACGCTTGCGAGGCTCACGGTGCCACCACCGGGATAGCCCTGGCAAAGTCGGCCGACAGCGTACCGGCGCCGTCCTTCACCGAGACCGTCACCACGTAGCCCTCCGGTGGCGACGGCGCGGCATAGGTATGCGAGTACACGGGAATGTTTGCCAGTCCTGCACCGACGGTCCAAGGACCATCGTTATGGCTTTCGGTGGCAGCATCACCCCACTCGATGTTGACCTCGGTAATCGTGTCCGTGCCGGACGTGCTGCCGTTCAGGTCTAGCTCAATGGTCAGTCCATCGGTGCCGAACTCATAGAAGGCCACCGGGTCAGGGATGGGTGCCGCCGCCGCTTCGCCTAGCTCAGCAACCTTGGTAAAGGTCGCTTTACAGGTGAAAGGGGCGTCCATCCACCGCGCGCCGCCCGAGAGGCGGTCGAGTGTCGCCTCAAAGCTGAGATGGGGAGTAATCAAGTCCCTTGGCGTGTAATCCATCACGTCGCGCAGCTGTTCAAAGGTATCCGAGTCGGGCAGCAGCAGCTCCAGCTCCGCCTTGCTTGGTTTGTTGCCGCGGTGGTCGCGGTACACGGTGGTCACGCCCTCAGCGGCAAAGCCGCCGGCCAGCGTCACCTCGCTGATTTCCTGCTCTTCGTCCAGGGTCTGGTCGACCGCCACACTGAAGGCGATGCCGCCGAAGCTGGACTCGTAGTCGATCATGGCTCGTTGGCCCTAGTCCGCGCCCGGTGCGCCCTCGGGCGCGGCGGTCGCCGCACGCACCTCGGCCTCAATCTGTGCCGCCACCGCATCGGCCTGCTGTTCCGAGGCCACCTGCGGATAGTTGAGGGTCACATTCACGGTGGTGCCCGGCAGCAATGGCCCAGCCGCGCCAAAGCCGGCGGCGGCCTCCGGGTGCCGTAGGGCGGTGCCCGCCACCGGCGTGATGCCCAATTCACGGCGCCAGAAGTCAGCCGCCGCCTTGAGGCCGCCCATACCGGGCACATTGCCCAGCGTGTCACCCAACTGAATGACGATCATGCCGAGCGACCGCTTGAGGTCGGCCACCATGGCCTGAAAACTGGCCACCAACTGGTCTTTGAACTCTCCGACTTTGGCGATATTGCCCGGCAGATCGGCCACAAACTGGTTGAGCGCGCCCGCCACCGTCTCAATCAGGCCCGCCTGGCCGCCCTCGCCCACAAACAGCTTGCCCATGAAGGCGCCCAGCTTGGGCGCATTGTCCAGCAGCCACTGCACGCCCCGCCGCAGGGTGTCGGTCACGTCGTGAAAGGTCCGCGCCGACTGCGCGCCAAACAGCTCACCGATGCGCAATTCGGTGGCAATCAGCGCCGACTGCACCAGACCCAGTCCATGCGCGCCGGCAATGTTGGTCGCCGTTTGCAGGATGGTGCCCAGAAACTCCCCGATGCCGTGCATCCCGCGCCCGATGGCCTGGCCCAGCCCGCGCGCCGCGTCTCCCAGCGTCCCTTTGTTCTGCGTCAGGATGCCGGCGAACCGTTCTAGCTCGGTTTTGGCGCTCTCCAGAATGGGGGTGCCGGCCTCGCGGCGGATGCTGGCGATGGCATCCCCGAAGGTGGACAGCCGGCCGCGCGCGGTTTCGCTCATGCGCGCCACCAGTCCCTCGTCAACGCCCATCGTGGCCAACGTCTGCCGGATCACCTCCATCGGGTCTTTGATGCGCTGGCGCAGCCGGTTAATGGTGCTGCGCGGCAGGTTGAACCGCTCCACAATCGACTGCCAGTCACCACTCATCGCCTCTCTGAGCGAGAAGGCCGCGCCGCCCAGTCCCTCCGCCGGATTGAGCGCCGCCAACACTTCGGCCTGCTTCACCAGGCCCATGATGTCCTTGCCGGTCTGAGTGGCCACCGGCAGCAGCGACACGCCCGCGCCGATGATGTCGGCGCTGCTGAAGGGGGTGGCGTCCGCTTCCGCCTGGAACCGCTGCATCAGCGCGGTGGCTTTGTCGCCGCTCTTGGTGAAGGCGGTGAGTTGCGCGGTGGCGTCCTCAAAGTCGGCGGCCAGCCCGACGCCCAATGCCTGCCCGAGCATCCCCGCGCCGTCAATCAGGGTTTCGATGCCGTTGGCGGCCAGGCCGATGCCACCCAACATCCCCAGCGCGCCCTTGACCGCGCCGCCGATGGCGGCAAACGGCGAGACCGCGCCGCGGCCCAGCGTCTTGCCCATGTCCAGCACGGCGCTGTTGACACGTCGCAGGCCACCCAACGCGCCGGCAATGTCGGCGCCGACGACCACCTGCAGCGAGGCGGCAGTGGTAGGCATGACCGGCTAACCCCTTACCGCTTTCCCGCGCTCCGCGTGCCGACACTGCGTCGGGCGCGGTCCATTGCGCGCTGTTGGGCACGCTGGCGCCGGTTCAGAAAGGCGGCGTGCTCGTACCATTCGCGCCCGGTCAACGTGGCGCGCATGTCCTCCACGGAGGGCCAGGCACCGGGCACCGCGTGGAACAAGGTGTAATCGAACTCCAGGTCGGGGCGCTTAGCGAAATCGGGCCTCGGCCGCGGCCAGCGGGTCGCGCTCACCCCCTTCGACCTCCTCGTCGCCTTCGCCCTCGGCGCTCTCGGTGCCAGCCGGGAGGCCCGCCGACAATTCCTGAATGGCGCGTACCAGGCGATTGATGATGGCGTTGCCCAGCGGACTATCGGCCAGCTCGTCATACTCGGCGCTGCTGATCTTGGGCGCCACGGTGCCCCGTACCACGGTTTCGCGGTCGACCCGCGCGCCATCAGTACGCCCGGTGCGGGGCTGCACGCACTTCTCCGCGATCCAGAGCAGCTCGGCGCGGGTCAAGGCGCGTACCTCAAAGGACATCCCGTGCTCAGGGATGGCGACCTGCTGGGTCGCGCCGCGGCGCACCTTTTCGGCCAGCGCGTCGAGGAAGCGGCGCATGGTGAGCGGCGGGGTAGGGTCGCCGGGAGGCGCAGCGGCAGCAGCGGCGCGAACCCCATTCAGGGCGGCGGCGGCACTGGGGGCACTCGGCATCGTCGCTCCCCTTACGCCTCGGCCAGCACCAGGAACTCCAGATCGGCCGTATTCACGTCGCTGCTGGAGCTGGTTTCGGTCAGGTTGCTGGCGCTGATGGTGTAGGTCGTGGTGGTGCCATCGTCCACAATGAGCGTGGCGCTGGGCCGCGGACTGGTGTTAATCAGCGTGCGCAGTGCCGGCATCAGCGTGGGGTCGCGCGCCACCGTCAGGGTGCCCGTTTTCTTGAGGGTGGTCATCCACTGCGCCACGTCGGTGCCGCCGCTGCCCTCAAATTCGACCACCGTGCCCTCACGGGAAATCTCGCAGTCAGAGACCAATTCCGAGATGTCGGTGCCGTCCAACGTATAGAAGTTTTCGCCGCCGGGTTGGGCCAGATTTGCCATGATGCAGTGTCCTCACGTGATGCGTAGAAAGGGGAAGTCTCCAGATGGCGCGGTGGTACGAACGGCGCGGGGCCCAACTACGTCATGATGTCGTTCAAGACGACCATGTAGAAGTCCACCTCCTCCGCGCCGGCGTTGGTGACGTACAGCGTGGTCACGTCGGCGGTAAAGGGGTTCTCCCCGAAGGACGAGGTGCCATCCGAGACGTAGGCCATCCCGGACGGTTTGGCGGCGGTGCCGGCAATGGTCAGCGTGTCGGTGGGCGTCGTGGCATTGTTGGTCTCGATGGTCAGGGCGCCGTTGGCCTGGCAGAAAAATGCCTTGATGTCGGCGTAGGTAAAGGCCGCCTCGACCTGCTTGTCGGTGGTGGTGGCCGGGATGGTCACGTCAATCACCTTGAGCCCTTCGCTCGAGCCGGTCAACGTAAAGCTTTTGGTGGTGCCGGCCAGGGTGCAGCTCAGTTTGAGGGAGACACTTTGTGCCATCGGGGGTTCCTCTTCGTGCGGGTCGTGAGCGGTCGTGAGCGATCGTGAGCGGTCGTGGACTAGAGGGGAATCTTGCGAACGGTGAAGCGGTAGATGCCGCCGGCGTGGTCGTAGCGTTTGCCCAGCGGCTGCTGGGTGCGCTGCAGCGGCGAGAGCCGGGTACAGGTCAGCACCCAGGACGGGTTCACGTCGGTTTGGCCGTTCAACAGGTCGTCAATCCGACCGGCCAGCGCATCGTTCTGGGTCAGGTTGCCATCCTCAGCCACGCCAAAAATCTGGAGCGAGAGCGCCACCGCGGCGCGGGTCAGGGTGAAGATGGCGTCCACGGCAGACAGCGGCACCAGCAGCACGTAGCGCCGCGTATTGCCCTGTGCGTCCTCAGACAACTGGGCCGGCGGTGCGCCCACGTAGCAGCCATTCGGCGCCAGGATGGTCAACTCGCCGTCCAGGCGCATCCGCTCGAGTGCCCAGCCAATGGCAATCCCCAGCTCGGTACTGGCCGCCGCCGGGTTGTGTGGTGTGGGCCTGGGCGGCACCGTTGGCGTCATGGTATGGCGTGGCGTCACCACCGGCACCGGCGGTGTGGTCATGCCCGGAATGAGCGGCGTATCCACCAGGCCTACTGGCCCCATTGCGGTCATGCCCTCAGGGCGCAGGCTGCCGCGCGTGGACCCACGGAAGCGCGTCATGGCTGGAATACCTCGCGCCGCATGGCCCGCTCGAAGCGAGGTCGTTCCAACTCGGCGGCAGGGGTCATAAAGGGCTGCGGCGGCACCCACCGCCCAGCGCGGCTGTGGAACCCATATTCCTGGAAGACGCCGTAGAACACGCCATCGTGGACGTTGGCTTCCAAGCTCCCTGATGCCATCTCGGTCTCAATCGAGGCCCGCAAGGCGCCCGTATCGACCGGCGCGAACGTCTTGGCCAGTCCCTCGATGCTGAGCGCACTACTGCGCACGACGGCGCTGGCCTGCGCCCGGCTTTTGGCCAGCAGCGCCGGGAACAGATTGCTGCTGATGGTGACCACCACACCGCGGGATGCCATTGTTCTTGCCGGGTTTCTAGTTGGTCAGCAGCACCGCGTGGACGATCCGTTCGTGGTCGGTCACGCTGTTCGCGGCATCCACATCCGTGACTTCGTAGGTCACTTCCTCGACCACAAAGCGGTCGCTGGGATAGACCACCACGTCCACCGGCAGGGCGAACCGCACGCCGCGTATGGCGAGCACGCCACCGCCAACCACGCGCTCGACCGGCGGCTGAAAATCTTTACTCCGCCGGCAGACGGTCACTTCGGACAGCTCCCACTCGCCAGTAACGCCGCCAAGCGGGTCGTCCTCATAGGTCAGGCGCATGATGGCGCAGGGCAGCGTGCGCGTATCGGCCAGCGTGTCCTGGATGCTGGCCACTTCCTCATCGCGCACCATCGGCCGGCTGGGATACGTGAGCGTTGGCGGCATCGGCGTGCTCACCACGCGTCACTCCTGACCAGCTGCCCGACCAGCGGCCGCTGGCGGTGGCGGTAGATGGCCGCCAATTCCAAACAATGTTGGAACTTTTGGCTACGCATATATTGGGCGCCGTCTACACTGAACTGGAAGCTCAGCTTCTCCTTGCTGGCCCACATCTCGAGCAGGTCGGCCGCCGCGGCAGCCACGTCATACGTGCTCCCGGTCAGGTAGAGCACCGGCTGCGTGAGCGCCGCGCCGGCATCGAGCGTCCACTTGCCCGCCGCCAGGTCGGCCGTCACGTCATCGTCGGGGATGACCTCGTAGCCGGCCGTCTCCAGCACGGCCGTGTCCTCCCAGTCGCCCAGGCCATCCGCGGCGTAGAACACGCGGTAGCTGATGCCTGAGGCGCTGCGGGTGGGGATGGTGGCCAGCGGCGCCTGCGCCACCTCTGTCCTGCGTGAATCCAGGGCATCGGCGATCTCGTCGTTTTCCCACACCGTGCCGGTATCGGCAATCATGGTGCGCACCCGCGCCACCAACACCGCCAGCGTGTCACGGTACGCCATGCACCCGCCTCCTGGGCGGTGAGGCCACCGTGCCGGTGGTCGCGGCCTCGGCGGCCTCGGCGGCCTCGGCGGCCTCGGCGGCCTCGGCGGCCTCGGCGGCCTCGGCGGCCTCGGCGGCCTCGGCGGCCTCGGCGGCCTCGGCGGCAGGAGAGGCGCGGCGGAGCATGTCTGGTCCCAAGGGGCCAAGGCGCGTGGCCGTCAACACAAAATTGTGCAGACTACACGCCTTCGACCCTTGCGAGAGAACGAACGAGAGGGCAATCGCCGTGCCGGCATACAGCGCAATGGCCCGCGAAAAGCAGTACGGCGCAGGATAGGATTGGGTGCCAATCCGGTAGCGCGGCAAGACCGCCGTTCCCTCACCCAGCCGCACTTGTACCTCGCCCGATGGGTCGGTGTTCGTATTGGGCGGCCAGAACTCGAAGTCCACATTGACCTGATAGGTGCCATCCGTGCCGAGCAGCAATGCGGTGGGAGGGGCGGTCACGCCATCACCAAAAGCCATATCGGTGGAGTACCACCACCACATCTGCTGTAAATCCATCACCACCGTCTGTTCCGCAGACTCCGCAGACGGGAGACTGATGCTGGTGCCCTCCATCATGAAGCCGATAACGGGCGCCTCACCCCCGCCGCCCGCGCCGCCCTGCGTGGGCCACGTCTGCCCATAGGAGCCATCGCGGCTGAGCGTGTGGAGCTGCCCATCGGACTGCACGTAGAGACGCACCCGGCCATTCGGCGGCCGCGGCGGGTGACTCGTGCTCGCGTTCTGGGGTCCGTTCAGGGGTCAGCATGGCAGGCATGACAGGCATGACATCACCTCGTCACCGGCCGGGTCAGGGCCGCGCCAGCAGCAGATGTGCCTGGTAGGTCGCGCTCGGGTTGGCACTCGCCGCGATGTCGGCCGAGAGGCGGATGTACCGCTTTGAGGTCTCGAAGGGGATGAAACTCTCCCCCACCGCCGACTGCACCGCGCCGGTGGCAATCGTGGCGTAGGTGCTGTCGTTGTCGCTGTCCTGGATGGAGAAGGTGTGGGTAGGCGACGTGCCGCCAATGGCCGTAATCAGCACCCGCGCCTTAAGGCCGCGGCGCGGGGTGCCGGTCTTGAGGTCAAAGCCGGCGGAGTCAAAATCGGCCGTCTTGGTCACGCTCACCTGGAGCACGGCATTTGCGTCTTGCATGGGAAGGGTTCTCCTAGCAGCCCGTGTGCGTGTGTCAAGCAATCGTCAAGCCAATTTGATGCCATAGAGGCGTCCGATCGAGCGGTTACTGGCGTTCATCAGCCCGCCCGCCCAGTCGATGAACGTGCGGTAAATCACGCCATTGTCCTGCAGGCCAAGGTCGCGGGCCAGCAGTGGGGCGAACTGCCACCCAAAGAAGTGGTCGGTGCCGTAGTTGACGGCATAGACCGAGGTGTAGGTGCTGGACCCGTCCACGCCGGCGGTGGTCTCGGTCGAGGTGATGATCCGGGTGGATTGGTCGGCCTTATAGCCGGGGTCGCGCACGACGGCGTTTTTGTAGGTAATCACGTCTCTGCCGAGCTGGTCGGTGGCCGTACCGAAGCCCCCTTGCCCGGACAGGCGCCGGGACAGATTGGAAAAGCGGCGACTCATGGTGTCGTTCATGTACAGGGTGACGCCGTTACCCTCGGGCGAGTCCACGCTCCACAGCAACTGGTCCAGCAGCTCCACGAAGTTGCCGAAGGTGATGGCCGTCGCCGCCGCCTGGGTCATATCGACGGCGTTGCCGTTGATTTTGTTCTCGGAGCGCACCCCGAACGTGGTGCCATTGTCAATCCGCCCCCGGATGCCCACCGGCGCCTTGGCCTCACCCGTGGGATGCACGTTGTTGATGAATTTATCATTAAAATCATATGCGATAGCGCGCATGAAGGCGTCCACCTGCCCGGCGCGCGGGTCCACAATCTGGTTCACGTCCATTACCAGCAGCTTATCTACATCTACATAATTCCTAAGGGTGTACGCCTGCTCCTGGTAGGCCGTAGGTGTCCCACTCGAGGTGGTGCCCTCCTCGTTGATGCTGGCCCACGAGACGGTGGGCAGTGAGCCTTCCCAGCGCACGCCGTTGGCCACCAACGACGCTTTATTCACGAACGGGATGTCGCGGCCCAGGATGGAGCCGGCGTCGATCAGGGAGAAGGTCACGGCAGCAACGAGCGGGTCGTTGCTCATGATGGCGTACTGCGCCAGGTTCAGGGCACTACTGGAGACGGCCATAGCGGGGGGTTCCTACTCACTCAGCGGGTGGCGTGCCGGGCACCCTGCGGCGTCAGCACAGTGGGCGGAAGTGAGGCCAGCGGGCATCACGCCCACAGGTCCGGGGTGCCCATCTCGGGCCGACCGCCGTACAGCGGTCGCAGTGCGTGCCCATCTCGGGCCGACCACCGTGAGGCGGTCGCAGTGCAGTGCGTGGCGGTGCGTGCTACGTGCCGGCGCGAGCGAACACGTCAGCCAGCGTCGGCGGGTTGCGCAGGTCGAACGGGGCGCCATTGGTGCCCCGTGCCGGATTGGTTGGACTGGCGGTGGCCGTGGGACGCAGGGCCGCGCCGTGCTCGGACAGATAGTCGAGCTGGTCCTCTGGCGTCAGTTTGGACAGCACGGCGGTGATGTGCTCGGGCAGTCCCTTGGTCTGGGCGGCCACGGCCGCTTTCAGGGCCGCCTCCAGGCGGTCAGTGCGCTCGGCCTTGGGTTCCAGCTCCTTGAGGCGCTGCGCGGTGCGCTCCGTCTCGGTCAGCTGCGCGTCCTCATACGCCTTGAGCTTGGCCTGGAGCGCGGTCAGCTCCCGGCGGCGCTGGGCCGTCTCGCCCATCAACTGGCGCACGTACTCCTCGCTGTAGACCTTCGGCCCCGTCTCGGAGTCGGTGGTCGGAACTGTGGCAACTGGCGATGATGGCGGTGATGCAGGACCGGCAGGCGTCTCGCCTGCGGCTGGGGTGCCCGTCTCGGGCAGTGAGGGCGGGGTGCCATCAGCAGTGGCCATCAGCGGGGTGCGTCCTCGTCTGGAACGGCAGCGTAGCACATGGTCGCGGCGCGGCGAGTCTACTCCATGCGTGATGGTGCCGCCATACTCGTCTCCCGGCGCGCGGCCGCTCGCAATCGGCGGGGCGAGGGTGTCAGGAAGTCGTTGATGATTTCCTGCGAGGCCTGGTGTCGGCGCTCATGGCGTTGGAGGATGGCGGCGTACTCCGCATGAACACCGTCAAGACAGGTCCGTAGCCGCTGATTCTCGGCAAGCAAGCGGGCGTTGTGGGCACGCAACGCCTCGAGTTGGCGCAGCAGGCGTCCCACTCGCGCGCTTTCGTTGCGGCGGTCCATGCTGAGCCGCTGGATGGCGGCGTGCTCGGCGCTGCTCAGGGCGGGCATGGTTAGCGAGGCGCTAGCGTAGCGCATGGTTGGGCTTCAGCCAGTCCTGGGCACAGAAGAAACGCCCACAGCCGGTGCCCTGCTGGGGCGTGGCCGCCGGGAGCACGCCGCCGCAGGCGTACTCCGGTTGGGATGGCACCGCATGCGAGCAGGCGTCGGCGGCGCAGCGCACGCTCCGCATCATGGCCGGTCCTGGCGCGCCTGGTAGCGCGCCGCTCGCTCATCGCCCAGGATGGCGCGCAGTGAGCGGGTGTAGGTCGAGGCGCCCCACCGCGGGTCGTGCTTCCAGCCCTCGAAGTCGCGCAGGGTGACGGCGCCATCCTTGAGCGCACGATGCGCCGCCGGACCGAGGACCGCCGCCTGCACCTCGTCCGGCTGGCGCGCAAACCACTCGCTGCCGTGCTCACGCCGCCGCGGCGGCGCTCCACGCGCTACCGGCACGAGGGTGCAGCGGCAATTGGCGTGCGCTGGAAAGAACTGGTCCAGCGGCCAGACGGAGCCGTCACGAGAGAGACAATTCGCACACACGCGCCGGTCCCGCGCGCTGAGCCATTGCCACGACTCGACCAGGCTGGCGCTGGCCTGGTAGGTCGCCAATGAGGCGGCGCGATAGGCACGGAGTGACTCAGTACGAGCGATCCGCTGCGCCGCCACCAGCGGGGTGGCAAGGACAGCGCGTAGCTCTCGCGCAATGGCGTGCGGGCCGCTGCCCAAGGCAATCCCCCGGATGAGCACGTCGTGCGCTTCCCGGCCGGCCTGCTGGCCGTAGCGGTCCAGCGCCGCCCGCACGGGTGTGCCGTCAGCCAGGAAGCCCACTGCCGCCTCAATCGCCCCCACCGGCAGGCTCATGCCCAGCGTCAACGTCAGCGGCGGCGCCGCATCCGCCTGCTCGGCCGCGTCCCTGCCGGTCTTGCTCTCCACAACGGCCGCCGTCTCACCCACCGCCGCCTGGATGAGCGCCCGCGCGTGCTCCTGAGCCAGCAGCAGCGCCGCCTGCTGCTCGGCCGTGATGATCGCCGCGGCAGCCGCGTCAAAGCGGGCCAGCTGCGCCGCGGCCTGCCGCTCCAGCTCCACCAGGCGGGCCAGGCGGAAGGCGGAGGGCTCATCGACGGCCAGCGCGCGGCGCACGTCGGCCAGCAGGGCATCACGGGCGGTGCGCCAGGCGGCGGTGATGCCCTGCTGTGCGGCACGGTCGCCGGCGGTGAGCTGCGCCCGGAAGGAGCGGGCCAGGGCGTACAGGTCGTCAGGGTCGCTCATCCCCCGCTGTTTCCCCGACCCGCCCGCTGGTGTACGCTGCCTGCCATGCAACTGACGCTCCGACTCGTGTTCCTTCTCGTCAGCATCATCCTGTTCGTCATTGCGGCGGTGGGCATCCCCACCTCGCGCTTTAGCGTGCAGTCGGCGGGGTTGGCCTTCCTGGCGGCGGCGTTCCTGGTGTCGTAAGCGGCGTCTGGTCGCCGGCGAGCGGCGCCGCTGCCCGGATAGTCATCAGGCACCACAGCCACCTACAGCGCTCCGCGGTCAAACGCCGTGGCCGCTGCTTCCGTCAGCGCCTGCTGCCGCGCCGCCGCCGCCGCCTGCTCCGCTTGCAGCCGAGGCAGCTCAATCTCCCAGCTATACCCTCTCTGCTCTGACGCGGTTTGGCGACTCACGATCTGGTTGCTGATGTCCAGCGTGAGCACCTCGGCCTCCTCCTTGGCGTCACCCGGCAGCAATTCAGGCCAGTGGATAGCCGGCAGCACGTCCGGGTCCAGGCCCAGCAGCAGGGCGCGCAGGCGGTGAATGGCGTCAATCAGGTAGCCATAGGTGCGCCGCTTGCGCTCGGTTTTCTGGATCAAGGTCTGATACCGGACTGCCAGCGACACGCCCGAGGGCACACCCACCTCGTCGATCAGGCCCAGCGCAATCGCCGGCGTCTCGCTGACCACCGTGGCGTAATCGCGCATCCGCAGCTCGGCCGCCAGAGACGAGGCCAAATCCGACTGCAACTCGACGTTGAACACCCGGCCATCGGGAGTGGGCAGGCACAGCACCCCGTCCACGTTGAGCTGCAATTGCGCGGCTTGCACCCCCGACGCGATCGTCTTGGGGTGGGCGTGAAAACGCAGGATGCGGCGCACATTGCTCATGATGGCGTTGTTCGCCATCAGCGGTGACAAGAGGTCGGGGGTCAGGTCGGCCTCGCCATAGAACTCATTGGGGATGGGCAGGTTCTGGCAGTCGATGATCGGCGCCAGCGGATAGGGCCACCGCTGCGGTGGGGCCACGTCGCGCCAGGCGGTGGACTCAGGCGCGCTCTCTTGCTCCAGGATGACCCACGCCGCGGGGCCATCGCGCGCAATCACCTGCCGGAAGTCGCGCGGCACCCCACCGCGAAACCCGCGCCAGGTGATGAGGTAGCGTTCCACGCGCTCGATGTCATCCGGCGCCCACTCCACGTCGACCATGGCCGGGTCGAGCACCACCAGGCGCGGCTCGCCACTCGCCGTGGGGTCGTTGGTGGGCGCGGCGGGCACCAGCTTGACAAACACGTGGCCGCACACCGCGCCATTCGTGGCCAGCTTTTGGAGCGTCAACATCTTGCGGTTGGCGGCCCAAAAGGAGTCGAGCGCCTGCTCGGCGGGGGTGTCCGTCTGGGCATCCAGCTCGAAGCCAATCTCGTGGCCAAACAGCCAGGACACGCCGACGTTCACAATCGGGCGGGCCAGGTTCAGCACCACGTTGTCGTTGCTGCCGTCCGGGTTGGGCTTGAGCGAGTCGGGCCATTCGCCCCGGTAGGCTTGCCAGGCCACCTTGTAGCGCAGCAGGCGGGCCTCGCGATCGGCGGCGCGGTTGGCGTAGGCGCCGGCGGTTTGGGCGGTAGCGATCGACTGCGCCAGCTGCGCGGGATACAACCCGGAAGCCAGCGCGGCGCTGCCGCTGACGGTGGCGCCATAGGAGGCGGCGCCGCTGGCGGCGGTGGAGAAGCGGCGCAGCACGTCAGCAATCACGGCCATCGGGGTGTCTCTCCTTCTCGCCTATCGCCAGCAATAGCCGCTGTCACAGGCGGCATCCTCGTCGAACAATGGCAGTTGCCCGCCGTCATCCACCGCCTGCGCGAGCGGCGTTCCAAAGCGCGTCAAGTACACCGGCATCCGCCCGATGGCCACACTGCGGTCATGCAGCGTCTGCTCCAAGTCGGCCGCCTTGGCGAACAGGTCCGGGTGCCGGGTGCGGAGGTTCTGCCACTCGCGGACTCGCTTAAAAGGGCAGAACCAACACGAGGACTTTGGCGGCTGGGGCAGGCCAACCGCGTCGATGATCTGGCGGCAGGCGATGCGGTCCAGGCGTAGGCGGATCAACGGGTACTCGATGCGCTCCCAGGCGCAATCGCTCTGGGGGTGGACCCGCTGGAACTCATCCACCGAGATGCCGATGCCCACCGTGGCCGGTGACTCAGCGGTGGCGCCATTGCGCTTCATCCACCGCTGGAGCACCTCACGCTTGAAGCCCTGCGTACAGGAGCGGCGCCCCGGTCGTCCCGATGCGTCCCGCGTCGGGATACCGATGGTGCGCTCGTCCCGCAGGGTGCGCTGATAGAGCGTTTCGCCGTCCCGCGTCTCACGCCGCAGCTCAATCAGCGACAGGCCGTGCCGCTCCGCAAAGGGGCGTGAGTGCTGCGCGATGTACTCCAGCGTGTCGGGATTCTCACTATCCTCGCCCACGTTGGCAAACAGAAAGACCTTGTAATCAATGCGACCTTGGGCAGCTAATACGAGAGCTGCCGTGCTTTGTACACCACCGCCAAACGAAAAGACACGTAGGCTCATTAGGCGGCTCCTTTCGCGTTTAGGCGACGAAACTCCGCAACGAGTGCCTCACGTCTCGCTAGCAGATCGGGTGTGATGACCCGAAGCGCATTGCTTCCATTCCTGGGCAGCAGCAGCGCCTCCACGTTTGCCGCCAGTGCCGCTTGCGCGCGTTTGATTCGGAGATACGGAGCGATACGCGCCACAAGGTCCATTGCGGGTCGCCCGAGGAGCACCCACGTCCAATAGGGCTTCGCGTTCGCCATCTTTGTGCGGCCGAGGTACGCGCGACCGCCGAACGTTTCCAGCCAGCCAATCAATTCCCGACTGGTGTTCCCGACACTGAGTCGGCAGGTCAGCGTTGGGTTGCGGCTATGAGGCGACCGGCCGTACCCAACGCTGATCGTCCCTTCGCCGTCGATGATTCCGGCCAGATAGGCCAGATCGATGTCGCTTAGGGTGCCCATGCCACGCCTCCGAAGGCGAACGTCCGATAGTCGATGCGCCCCTGCGCCGCCAGCACCAGCGCGGCCGTGGACTGTACGCCGCCCCCAAACGAGAACACCCGCAGACTCACAGAGACACCTCTCTCAACTCAGGCATACAGCGGCGGCGCCACGGTCACGCGCCCATACACGGCCGCCCAATAGCCGAGCGCAGTTGCGATCACTGCGTCATCGTGTTGATTGTCTGGTGCGTGGTAGCGCACCAGCCCGGAGGGGAGCCGCTCGGATTCATAGGCCAGCAGCTCGCCCAGCAGCACCGGGTCCGCAATCAGGGCAATCTCCCCGCGCTCAAAGGCCAGCGCTAGCGACTCGATGATGGTCGCCTTACTGGCATTGGTCAGCTGGTAGCCCAGCACAGCGGTGCCCCGCGGCATGGTGGGTTCACGCTGCAACTGCTCCACCACCGGATCGCCCAGCCCGGTCTGGTCGACCAGCATGGCCTGCACCCCAAAACGCTGCGCCAGCGCCGTGATGCGCGACACCTGGGTCTGCCAGTCGGTCTGCGTAAAGCGGTCCATGCACACCGCCGCGGGTGGCGACAGGCTGTGGTCAATCACCACGCACACCGTGAAGTCCACCCGGCGGGCCAAATC